CATCTCCGCGCACAGCACCAACAGATTCCACCAAAGAAGTCCGAGACCAAGGATACGCAGTATGTCGGTGCGTATGTGAAACCTCCACAGGTCGGGAAGCACGATTGGGTCTGTTCGTTCGATGTGGCGTCAATGTATCCACACATCATTCGACAATGGAATCTCTCGCCGGAAATGTTAGTTGACCGTCGTATCACGTCACTGACCGTCGATACGTTACTCGACCGCACCGATGTCACGCGGCATCTGTGGGATGGCGATCAAGTGCCCGAGGGGTATGCGTTGGCGGCCAATGGTGTGCTGACGCAACGTGACAAAGAAGGTTTTCTTCCTGCCATGCTCAAGGCCTTGTATGCGGAACGTATTCGTTTCAAGAATCTGGCGACAGAGACGAAGAAACGGCGCGAACTGCTCACAAAGGACGACCCGCAGTATGCGGTGCTGACGCGACAGATTGCGGCGTATCACAATCAACAGTTGGTGCGGAAGGTCAATCTGAATAGTGCGTATGGTGCGATTGGCTCCAACTATTTCCGATATTATGATGTGGATATGGCCGAAGCGGTGACGCTCACAGGGCAGTTCGTGATTCGTGATGTGGCGAATGCCGTCAATGCGTATCTCAATAAGATGTTCAAAACAACCAAGGATTACATTGTCGCGTCGGATACCGATTCCATCTACGTGTGTCTGGAGCGCGTTGTGGATAAATATAAGGAGCATAAACCGACGGCGACGATGAGTAACTGTGTGACGATGCTCGACCAGTTCTGCGCGAACCGCATCGAGCCGGTGTTGGTGAAATCGTTCGCGTCGATTGCGGAGTATCTACATGTCGCGGTGCCCTGCCTCACAATGACACGCGAAGTTATTGCGTCCAAAGCTATTTGGACTGCCAAGAAGCGATACATCTTGAATGTTTTAGATAATGAGGGTGTCGTCTACGCCGAGCCGAAACTCAAAATAATGGGCATCGAGGCGGTCAAGAGCAGCACACCCGCTGTGTGTCGGGAGATGATTATTGCGGTTCTGAAACTGTTGATGAACGGCACACAGGAAAGCGTCTGGGATTATATAAAATCCCAGCGAGCCGTGTTCGGCCGCGCAAAGTTCGAAGACATCGCCTTTCCTCGGTCGGTAAATGGGCTGGAGAAGTATAGGGATGACCGGAAGGGTTGTCCCATCCAGGTCCGCGGCGCTTTGGTGTACAATGAACTCATCGCCGGGATGGCGAAGTATGAACGTATCCGCGATGGGCAGAAAATAAGATTCGCTTATCTGCTGGACGAGAATCGCTTTGGCTCGCACGTCCTAGCCGCACCGTACGGATGCCCTGCGGCGTGGAAAGTTGAAGCGATGCTCGATTACGAGACGCAATGGCAAAAAGCTGTGCTTGCCCCCCTGGAAGCCATCTTGGCCGCGGCCGGATGGACGGTGGAGCAGCAGAACGAATTGCCTTTCTAAAGGAGTTTAGATTTTGTTCAAGTTCAATAACTTTTCGTTGATGCGCTTTTTCTGTTTCGCCGTGGGTGGCGCGTTGGCGAGTGTTGCCGCCTTTTACAGCATCACGGGACTTGCGTATATTTTTGGCGCCTCCGTATTTTGGCAAATAGTTGTGATGGGGTCCTCGCTGGAAGCCGCAAAACTGGTCGGCGCCTCATTCGTATTTCGAAACTGGCGACAGGCACCGAAAATACTCATCGGCTATATGTCGGTCGGCGTGCTGCTGCTTATGGTTATCACCGACATTGGCATCTTTGGATACCTGTCCCGTGCGTATCTGGAACAACAAGCGCCGATCGCCTTGCTTCAGAGCAGCAATGCGGCTGTCGAGCGGGACGCGGAGTTGGCGCGGGAGCAGTATGCCCGGTCCGTGGCGACAATGACTGCGTTTGAGGAAGGCGATACGGCAAACGCCGTGATAGAGGAACTCACCGAGTACACGCGACTGACAGGCGCCAATGGGGCTGTCGAGGTGCTTCGGTCCCAGCAGGCGCTTCAGGCGGAACTTCAGTCAAACGTGCAGTCGGCGTCCGCCGCACTCTCGGTCGCAGAACGTGCCTTCGCCGAGGTCGAACAGGAAGCGCAGATTCAGCGTGTCGATGTCGGACCTCTACTATTTGTGGCGAAAGCCTACTATGGGAATGAAGACTTGTCCACGATGGACACCGTCGCAACGGCCTTCATTTTGCTGATACTGATTGTGTTCGATCCGATGGCGATTGCACTGCTACTAGCCGCACAGACGACAACAGGGAAAGTCTCAGCCGACACAACGGGCGATGGCTGGGGTGGCGAGGATGATGACGGCGATGGCGAGGGGCGCACAATACCCTATATGCCCGATGTGGACGAGACACTTCCCGCCGAAGAAGTCGAACCACCGCGTGTGTCGAAGGACCATGAAAATCCGGTCGTGGGCATTACGGCCGAGGATATCGGCATGGGTGTGCGTATCGGCGTTCCGGTGCAACATGCCTACAAGAGTGGCACAGCACACGCCACGGAGGTGAACGCCGCGCCCGACGAACCGATTCTCCCCACCAACACCGATACGGACACGCTGGCGAATCGTAATCTCGATGATACAGTCTTCACCCTCGACCGTCCGAAGTCCGGCAAACGTCGCACCCGACACGTCGCGAAGAACTAGATTGCTTGTTCCCTCTTCCTATGGTATAATATAGCTATGTCCAAAAGTTTTTTCAAGACCTTTATTCATGATTTAGATGATCCCGACACGACGGTGGCCAGCGATGGGTTGTCGTCTTCCGAATTCACTGGCTACATCGATACGGGCAGTTACATTCTGAATGCTGCCATATCGGGCAGTCTCTATGGAGGTTTGCCAAATAACAAAGCTGTCATTTTCGCCGGCGACCCGGCAACGGGCAAGACATTCTTTGCCTTGGGTGTTGTCAAGAGTTTTTTGACGGACAACAAAGATGGGCATGTATTTTATTTTGACACCGAGAGTGCGGTCACCAATGAGATGCTGACCGCACGGGGGATTGATACCACACGCATTGCAAAGTCAGAACCCGACAGCATTGAAAAGTTTCGGCATGTCGCCTACAAGACGCTCGATGCGTACATGCAGTTGCCAGAGGACAAACGTTTTCCGATGCTGATGGTGTTGGATAGTCTGTCCGCACTACCCTCGAAGAAGGAAACGGAGGACATGGCGACTGAGAAGAATGTGCGGGACATGTCCAAGGCGACGCTAATCAAGGCCGCGTTTCGTGTGCTGCGTCTGAAGCTGGCGAAAGCCAAAGTGCCGCTGATTGTGACCAATCATGTGTATGCAGTCATTGGTTCATATTTCCCAACGAAGGAAATGGCCGGAGGGCAGGGCGCCAAATACGCCGCGGACATCATCGTGTTCTTGTCCAAGAAGAAAGACCGCGACTCTGACAAATCCATCGTCGGCAATATCGTCAAAGCGCGGATGATGAAATCGCGGCTGACCAAAGAAGAGACGACGGTGGAAACGCGCATCCTTTTCGATGGCGGGCTTGACCGTTACTATGGATTATTGGCCATGGCAACCGCGCAAGGTTGCGTAAAGAAAGTCTCGACACGATATGAATTCCCCGATGGCACAAAGGCTTTTGAGAAAGCGATTGTGCGAAATCCCGAGAAGTATTTCACCAAAGATGTTCTTGACGACATAGAAATTTATATCAAAGACCATTTCCTGTATGGTTCAACAGGGGGTCAAATTACAGACGATGAACTGGAGCCCGATGATGAGTAAAAATGAAAATATTCTAAACGACGTTATGCCCCGTTTAATTTCCGTCTCGAAAGGTGATTCGATTCTTGGATTGCAAATTATTCACGGTCCGTATAAAGGGGTCACGTTCTCATTCAAGAAGTTCACGGTCATGAAAGAACGTATGGAAAACGGTATGGTGCCGACACAATTCGAGACGATGGTACATGAAGGGCCGCAAGACTTCGACCCCGACGCCGCGTTCGATTCATACTGTTCTGAAATACTTCTGTCGTGGCTGCATTTCATCTCGACCACGAATTTCGACGCGCTCCTAAAGTCGGATACGAAAGGCATTCATTGATGGCTGGAGTGGTGTGTGCGTTCACAATTCTGGCGCTGTTCGCGCTAGCGGCTGTTATACCAACGAAAGACATTCATTGATGGCTGTGTTGTTGGAACATACGATTTTGCGGCAAGTGATGTCCACGCCAGAGTTGGCGGAACAGATCGCTCCATATCTCAAAGACGAATATTTCGAGTCTCAGCCCTGCGCGACCATCTATGCGCTGTTTCAAGAGTTCTATGACAAGTATCACGCACTGCCGTCATTTGCGGCACTGCGCCTGGGGCTTGATGATCTGCGTACGTTGTCGGAACGTGAGGTCAAGGCCACCACCGAAACGCTGAATGATATCGAACAGATGGATGCGATGGAGCCGTCGCAACATGCTTATCTGATTGAACAAGCGGAGAAGTATTGTCAAGATCGAGCGTTGTATGTGGCCTTGCGGAAGAGTGTTGCGATGCTCGACGATCCAAAGGAAACGCCACACGGCATTCCCGACTTGCTGCGAGATGCATTAACGGTCAGTTTCGACACGCATGTGGGGCATGACTTCTTCGGTGATGCCGAAACGCGGTATGAATTTTATCATCGTGCGGAATCGCGCATCCCATTTGACCTTGAAGTGTTTAATGGCATGACCAAGGGGGGTGTTCCCACAAAGACGCTGAACGTGGTCCTTGCGGGAACGAATGTTGGCAAGTCCTTGTTCCTTGTGCATATGGCCGCGGCATGTTTGCGAATGAGCAAGAACGTTCTCTACATCACATTGGAGATGGCGGAAGAACGTATCGCGGAACGTATCGATGCAAATATGATGAATGTGCCGATGGATGATGTTGTGGCGCTTTCACATAGTCAGTATACCAGGAAGATAGAGGGGCTGCGGTCGACTTCTACAGGGAAATTGATTATCAAGGAGTATCCGACAGGTGCTGCGCATGCCGGCCACTTTCGTTCGTTGCTACAGGAACTTCAGGGGAAGCAGAACTTCACGCCCGACATTGTGTTCATCGACTACCTGTCCATCTGTTCATCCGCACGGGTTAAGATGGGCAATGCGGTGAACTCCTATACCTATAATAAGTCTATCGCAGAAGAGTTGCGCGGCCTGGCGGTCGAATACAATCTTCCCATTTTTAGTGCGGCGCAATTCAATCGTACGGGTCATGGAGAGACTGACCCCGGGCTGGATAAAATTAGCGAGAGTTTCGCCATCGCACAGACCGCAGACTTCATTATCGCCCTGACCAGTACGGAGGAACTGGAGAGATGTAATCAGATTCAAGTTTATACATTGAAGAATCGTTATGGCAAACGTAACTCGTTTGAAAAGTTTTTGCTGGGCATTGATACCTCGCGGATGATGTTGTATAATCCCAGCGGCACTGCGGTCCATGATATCTCGCTAGGTACGGCGGCCGACGCATCACCCGCCTTTGGTTCGATGTTTAGTGGTGCCTCTCGATTGCCACGGCGACCACTTGCCCCGTTACGCACAGGCGGCTTGGATGAAACGGATTCTTCCTAAATATATGGGGAGGGGTCGTTTGTGCAACTACTTGCGCTTCACAAAAAGATTACCGACGACGCATTATCAATGCGTGAAGCCGTGGAAAGCGTCTTGTCCCCAGGGTCGCAGCAACGATATGGGGGACAAACCATGTCCATTACGCCATTCCTGAATCGGCTGAATGCGGTTACGTTGCCGTTCAAGGTGATCAATGTGTTGGTGGAAGATACGGAAGTCGACTCCAGCGGTTTGCAACTAACCGCCCAGTGGTGGCCGACGCGCACCAAGACGCGCCCTCGACGGTACGTCGATATACATCTTGAGTGGCATGTCCATCCGCAGGGGCATCGCTGTGGGGTTACTGCGATGGACTGGCAGCGTCGACATTTCTATTTCTGGTCATACCTTATGCATGAATTGGCGCATCGTCATCAGAACAATCATCGTCCCGAGAACACTGCCTCGCAGAAATTTATACCGACGGCAGACGATGAAGACCTGTGGGATCAACAGGTCTATCTTGGGGATTTTGATGAAATCGAGGCGTATGCGCATGACATCGCATTAGAAATGATAATCTGGTTTCCCACGTTGCGATATCGGCAGGCATTCGCTCAGATAAAGAAATTTAATCACGAACTAATCAACGCCACCTATCCGATATTTTTCCTTGCCTTTGGCGAGACACCGAATCATCCGGCAATGTTATTGCTGCGCAAGAAAATTCAAGGGTGGTATCGTATTATGGACACACGACGAGACATTTATCAGACGTTGCAATTGGGGCCGCCACAATGAAATCTTTCCTCTCACACCTCAACGAAGGCAGCGACGGGAAGCTGCGGCATTTACAACATTTGGAAGACCTCATGGTCGACGACGGCGTCGCGGGGATGCGGCAGTCGATTGAAGTGCTGCGGCAGTTTCGGCATATGCTTATTCGTGGCGGTGTCTCGAAAGCCCTGCACGTGACCACCAAATGGGACGGCGCGCCAAGTGTGGTCTTCGGACCAGACCCGGCAGATGGCAAATTCTTTGTCGCTACCAAGTCCGCATTCAGCAAAACGCCAAAGCTGATGAAGACTCACGCGCAGATCGCGGCCGCGTATGGTGGTGGGGGTGTCTCACAGGTGCTGCACGACTGTCTGAGTGAGCTAGCCCTGCTCCGCCCTACCCGAGTCCTACAAGGAGATTTACTCTTCAATGGAGCGCGTGGCGTCAAAGCACAGTCCATTCAGGGTAAGGACTATCTGACATTCCGTCCGAATACCATCCTCTACGCCGTCGGTGTGAAGAGTGCCCTAGGGCAGAGCATCGGACGGGCGGCACTTGGCATTGCCATTCACACGATGTATTCGGGGTCGGGCACAATGGCACGCCTCCGCGCTGCGCCCATTACGCCGGGGGTGTTCTCTTCGCTGACTAAAACAAACCGGGTCGCGGCGTTGGATGCCGCGTATGATGATGTATCTGGCAATGCATCCTTCACCAATGAAGAGGAGGGGGAATTCTCTCTGCTGTTGTCGCGGATTGGCACACTGGCACAGAAGATACCGGCGTTGACCTATACCACAATCGCGGCCGAGCCATTGCGTGCCCTCATGAACATATTCCTGAATCAGCAAGTGCGCGGCGGGCGAGCGTCTTCACCTCGGCAGACACGTGACAACCTTTCCATATTTCTTGCAGCACGACAGGAGAAGGAGATGGCGAAACGGTCGAGCGAGGCGGGAAAGAAGAATGTCGCCGCGACATTTACTGTTATGCTCGACGCTGTGCGGACCAATCCACATGAAATGGCGCAGTGGTTCGAACTACACGCCGCAATCACGGCAGCAAAGCTCATGCTCATTCGGAAACTTGCGCAGGCGGTCCGTGTGCAGACATTCATTCCGACAGCCGACGGCTTCCGTGTGACGGGACCCGAGGGATTCGTTGCGATATCGCATGCGGGACGTATGGTGAAATTGGTTGACCGTTTGGAATTTAGTCGTGCAAACTTTATGGCACCCAGAGACTGGCAGTAATTCTCTAAATAGAATATATGGCGAATAAGAAGCGCATCGTTATCGCATTTGGTCGATTTAATCCACCAACAACTGGCCATGCGCGACTTATTACCTTTCTCACACAGACGGCGAATCGTCTAGGCGCCGATGCCAGAGTCTATGCATCGCCGACGACAGATGCGAAGAAGAATCCGCTGCCCTTTCGTGAGAAGGTTCAGTTCTTGCGACAATTGTTTCCCCGCGTGACGTTCAATGATAATTCAGCAATGAACACACCGTTTGCGGCATATGCTGATGCGTCTGCGGCGGGCTATAAGGATATCACCGTAATTGTCGGTGCCGATCGTGTACGGGATTTTGAGAAATTCGGTGCGTATTTGCTACCTGCTGATTCTCCTAAATACAATGCAGCGAAGCATATCGACGTGTCACAATATCACGTTCTGGCAATTCCCAGAGGTGCTGGTGCGATATCTGCGACATTGATGCGCGGCTATGTTGTCGCCAACGATTTTCCGAGTTTCCTTGCGGGGACACCGGGGCAGAACACTACTGTAGCAAAGAAAATCTTCACATCATTGAGACGACATATGCGTATCA